GGCCTTCCAATCCGTGCTGGAGCTATCCTGGGCCTTCTTCCAGGTGCATACCCCGGCGATGCCTGCGCTGTCACCGATGATGCCCTTCAGGATGTTCTCCAGGCGGGCTTGCTCGGTTTCGATTTCCTTGGCGCGAGCTCGGACCTCGGCTAGCCGCTTGGCGGCCTCCAGCGCTTCGGGCGTAGCGGGGAGGATCAGGTCCGAGTTCTTCTGGAATCGGCGGGCCAGATACTCGGTCGTGGCCTTAGAGCCATCGACCTCGGGCGGGATGCCCTGGACGATGTGGCGCTCCCACCACACATCCACTTTTTCCAGGATCATGTTTTCGACCTCCATGTCCCGGTAGAGGGTGAAAACTTCCAACTGCTGGCCGCTGAAAAGGACGGCGAGGTCTGCGGTCGGCGTATCGGTAACGTGCATCTGGACCGCGAGTTGGCAGGCGTAATAGATCGGGATGATGTCAGACCCGGCCTCGCCAAAGTCCTGCTGATTCTTCCAGCGGATGTTCTTTGCATCCACCGGGCGCTGGTCACCATCCGACCATCGGGCATCCAGACTGGCGCCTAGGACCTTGACGACCGGGCTTTTCAGGAACTCGTAGGGCTTGGCGAAGGTGATCGGGTGCCCCACATGGTCGGCATAGCCCTCCAGGATGGGGCGCTCAAGGCGCCGGCCCCACGCCATCTGGGGGTTGTCGGATGCCTCGGTCATGCCGCGTTTGCTCAGCCAGACTTGCATCGGGCTGGACCACTTCGACAGGCCCAGGATGGCGGCCACCTCCGTGCCCCCAATGGCCTTCCGGCGATCCTCCAGCCAGCCGTTGCGGCGCTGTTCCATGGTCTCCTCGGTCGGGGCCTCCATAGCGCCGAACACGGAGGCCGTGGCCTTCACCAGCAGTTCATCGCTCATTGCTCGACCCCGCTTTCTTCAGATCGCCAGGCTTCAATTTCCCCTTGGCCAGTTTGAGGATTTCGGCGGCGTGGTCCAGCGTTGGCTGGGTCCGTCCCATCTTCCAGTGGGTCACAGCGCTGGGATATACGCCGAGGTGCCGGGCGAGAGCCCGCGTCCCGTAAGCCTGAATCCAGGCTCCAAATTTGTTGAGGGTGGGTTGGTCCATTTCTGCCTCCATGTTGGCGGCCAGTGTTGGCCGCTAGTCCATGCTTTCAGTTTAGGAGACGTTGACTGTGGCGCAACACTTTGTTTATCGTCGCTCCACACATTGTGATCTTCGTCACACCTGCACCGGGCGCAAGAAAACGCCCGGCCCACAATGAGCCGGGCGCACACTCCACCATCTCCGCCCTAGTTTTGTCCCCCGACAAGAGGCGCGTTTGATGTCAGCCGTCCTCCTCAGAACCGAATACCAGCCCGGATGAACCCAGCCCATGTGGTGCGGCCACCCGCTGCCAGGGGTTCTCGCACTTGGTAGAGGTCGGCTCCCAGGCGGAGGAACCCGGCGTCCCGCTCGACCCAGGCGCCGAAGGTTCTGTCGGCTGGGTTCCAGCTTGGCCCCGCCGCCCACTTCAGGGTTCGCGCAGGCGCCGCGTTCTCCACCGGTATGTCCACCCCGCCCACGACCTGCCCATCGGGGCTGGAGGCCAGGACCCTGCGGGTCTGGTCAGGCATCCTCACCAGGGTGAGGTCCACACGCACGGGCGGGCACGGAGGACGGGCAGGTGCGCTTGCACTATCGGAAGCACCGGACACAGAGGGGAGCGAAAGCACCGGGCTTGCGTGGGGCTGGACGGTCACCTGGACGATGCGCTCCACCTTCGCACCCTTGGGCACGGTCTGAGCCGGCTTCGCGTCCTCCTGCGGCTTGCGCTCCAGCACCAGGCTTCCGTCCTGCTGGCGCACCGGCGGGGCATAGGTATCCGGCTTCGGGGTCTCCGGCCTCCAGAGTCTCCATCCGATCCCCAGCCCCACGCCGATGCCTGCGGCCAGGATGATGGCCCACGCGGTCAACCCTTTCTGGGTGTCGTTCACGGCTGGTCCCCCTTCGGTGGTTCCGGTGCATTGGAGCCCTTCTTGAACAGCCCGCCAGTGATGGCGGTGAGGAAAGCACTGAAGGCCAGGACCAGGTTGCCGTCCCGTGGCCCGGTGTAGAACCACCACGTCAGCCAACCAGCGGCGGCGATGAGCCCCATGCCATAGGCGGCCAGGTTGACCTCCAGGGTGGGGTCCTGGCTATTGAAGGCGCGTCCAAGGCCCAGCCGTGGTCTCAGCTTCTCCAGGAGATCAGCAAGACACGTCATGGGGTCACCGTCAGGGTGTCATCGGGGCCGGGCGTGAGGTCGTGGATCTTCAGGCGCCCAGCGAAAGGGACCACGCAGCATCCCTTGGACTCCTGGCCTCGGCGGGCGGGGTCCATGCTCGGGCCGTGGATGAAGAAGTCGTCCCGCCCGAAGGTCTCCCCGGAGATCTGGGTCAGGGGCGCCACCATCCGGCCCAGGTGGGGATGGTCCTGCCAGGGACCGATGCGGTAGATACCCTGCGGTAGCGGTCCCACGTCGCGGACGTGCTGCATGGCGGGGTTGCACTTGCCCTCCCCGTTCCCAGCCCATCCCATGGCAACGTGCGCGCCGTCATCCATGGTCACCAGGCCGGTAGACTGGCTGAAGTTCAGGTTCATCGACCACCTCCAAACTTCAGTGGGCAGTTCTCGACATGGTACTGGATTTCCGTGCGGAGTTCGTTCCTGGTGTCCCGGAGGTCGTCCTTGGTGGCATACTCGCGGGCCATCGTGCTGTCGAGCTTCGCCACGGTGGTGCTGAGGCTTCCGATGGCGGTGTTCAGGGAGTCGATGGACAGGCGGAACTGGCCGGTCACACGCTCCAGGGCGCGGGTGAAGCTGTCCCGCGCATCTTTCAACGCGGCTTCGTGGTCCAGCCGGTTCTGATTGACCGCCTTCCACAGCTTGTCCTTGGCGGTGACCTCCCGCCAGATGAAGGCGGCGAGGGCCGCCCCCAGGACAGCCACCAGTCCTCGCATCGCATAGGTTTCGAAGTCTGCGCCCATGTGTGCCCTCGGTGCTTTCTGCATGGTGCCCTCCACGGGCGTTCTAATCCAGGGTATTGTAGCTATTCGCCTTCTCCACGGTGAGGGCAACGGCCTCGCCCCTGGCTGGTGCCGCCCCCCACCAGGGCCTCGATCAACCCTTGCGGAGTCCACCCCCGCGCCTCGTGATCCAGGCCAAGAATCATGGCGGCGAATTCGGCACACTCCCAGCCTGCATGGTCCCCAGGCCCTCCTAGGCCCGCCCGGATCGCGTCTTTTGCGGAGTAGTGGTCCCCGAGGTGCTGGAGGACCGCGGGCACGTCAACGGTTCGCCCGGTTGGGAAGACGGTGGGGGCGTCCTTCATGCGGTTGCGGAGGGCGTGGCAGGACACCCCGCCTATGGCGCGGGCCTCTAGGACCAATGGCTCGCCCTCGACCATCCAGAGGACCCCGCAGTGGTCCCAGGCGCTGTGGGTCCACCAGCGAATGACGGCGGCCACGGGGCCCCGCCCTCGGAACATGACGAGATCGCCGGTCTGCATCTAGGCCCCCATGATGATCGCCTTATCCGTCGCCACGATCCAGGACCTCTGGCTCTCCCAGGTGGTGTCGGGGGTCAGCCCGGCCTTGGCGAGGTTGGCGCGGTAGATCGCCGCGTAGTTCTCGGCGGGAACGATGAGGGACTGGAGCCCCGTGGCCGCGATTCCTGCCGCTGTCCATGCGGAGATGGCGTCCGCCTCGGCACAGGTCGGGTTGGCCTTGATGTAGTCCACGCTCGCAGACTTCCCGGCGAACCGCTCCTGCCGAAGAAGCTGGTCCACGCTGGAGAATTCTCCGATGGAGTCAAGCCCTTGGAGGGACGCCACAACGGGCACCTTCTCCGCATAATTGGCCGCCTGGAGCTTGGCGATAGAAGCGGCGCACTGGTCCACCAGAGCCTTGGCCTGGGTGAGCGCAGCCTCCTTTCCGTTGAGAAGGGCGAGGGTTTGAAGGGCGTCAGCCATAGGTGCTCCTCTAGCTATTGTGGCTTCACATTGTGGGACACCACGCCCAGCGTGGTGTAAGTGTGGACGCGGTTGACGGTGATCTTGACGACAGGCCCGTGAACGTCGGCCAGTGCGGATTCTACAACCAGGCCGTTCGTAAGCACATCGCCGGGGGCCAAGTGTTGCAGTTCTTGCCAGCGGCCATCGCTGAGCAGGAATCGGTGATTGGCGGCGAACCTGCCCGCGCGCCCGTTGGAAAGCACAAGCATCCATCGGTGGTTTGTGTGCATGGACGCGAACGTGACTTCCTCCACGCATTCGCATCCAGCGGCTTCGTCCCAGGCCACAACACGGTCGCCAACGCGGATAGCACCAGCAGGCTTCTCGGTGCCGTCGGCCATGAGCAAAGGCACGTCAGGAGCAGGGCAGGGACCGCCATCACCACCACCAGATCCAGTTCCGCCACCCGATGCCCCCGTGATACCTGACGGCCAAGCCGTTCCGTTGTCTGTGAGAGCGGTGCCAGCAGTCCACCCGGCAGCCGAGTAGAAGCAATGGGTGTCGCTCGATCCCGCCGCGCCGTAGAGCGTGACCTTGCACGCCGGGACTCCTGACAGAAGCGCCTCAGCGATAACCTGTGTGGCATAGGACGCATTCCCGGCATCTGAATCGCTCGTCGGGTTGTAGTAAATACGGTCCCCAAGCGGGCAGTAGTAGACGCCCCGCGTGGTCAGCGTGGCCGTTGTGCCAGCGACGGACTGGCTGAACAACTCGATCTTGGCGTAGGAGAGCCCATCAAAATTATCCGTATATGAATTTGGCGCCAGCTTGAGATCGAGACGCCCCGTGTAGGGGCTGATCGCCTGGTAGAGCGTCGGCGTAATGGTGAGCCGAGAAATGTTGGGGCGTCCGCCACTGGTACCGGGGTCGTTGCTGCCCCGGTAGAAGCACCGGAACGAGGTCCCGGTCTGCCCATTGTCACCGATGGCGCTCATGGCACGGGCGGTCAGGCCAGACAACTGGTAGCCCATGAGATTGACACCATAGCCAAGCTCTACCTGCGCGGTGAATGTTGCGCCGCCAAGTAAGGTCGAAGTAAAACCATTCGCGCTGATCCTGTATCCGATGGGCGGCGTGGTGGCCGTGCCCGCCTGGTATCCGCTCGCGTCAGAACCGCTCCGTATGTCCAACGAGTAGAGCAACGGCACCCGCGCCACCAGGGCCTGGAGCGTGCCGTCCACGATCAACTCATCCGTTATTTGTTCTTCTAGGGTTAACCCCGACAGATAAACATTCCCAACAGTCCCACCATAATTCAGAAGAGCAACCATCCGAGCTGTTTTCGCATTGGTGGGGATCGTTAAGTCACAGCTGGGTCCAATCGTTCCTGTATAGCGGGTCCAGTTGTTTGCCGGTGGTGCGACGCCTACGATACCTAAATAGAAGTAAGCGCCATTTCCGGGGATGTTGGCACCAGCGGAGTCCAAAAGCTGTACTCCGAGGTAGCAGACGCCGTTTGCACCCGTGTCGCGGTTAAGCCACCCAGTCAAACGATACTTTTTTCTGTAATCAATCGGGATGGAGTCTTTGGAAATGATCCCAACACTGGGGCCTCCTGTAACAGCCACCGTGCCGCCCACTGGGGCCGAAGAACTAGGCGATACAACCAAACTGCCGTTAGATACGACGGTCCAAAATGATGGGTCTAGGAAAGTGGGATCGAGATTGAGCCGGGTTCCCATACCGCCAATAACCATCTGGCTCGCAAACAACTGCCCGAATAGCCCCGTTGTCGCCACCAGAACGTCAGTCCACGCCGTGCCTGCCGCGTTGACCTGCACCGTTCGGGCGTCCGTGGTGATCGCGTAGTAACCTGCGGGGTAGAGCGCATTCGGGAGCGCGGGCTTCGACGCATAGGCCCACGCGACCTGATGCGGCTGGGACGCGAGCTGTGCGGCGTTTGCCTTGTTTGTGGCATCCGTCGCCGCCGTGGTGATCGCATTCTGCGCCGTT